GAAAAAAGGAGAGGTCGTGGAAGATAACTTTAAAGAATATACTACAAAAAATGGTGATACATGGGATTCCATTTCTTATATTCTATTTTCCAATTCTAAGGCTATTGATTATCTTTTCTTCTGGAATAAACAATATTCTGATTATGCAATATTTCCAGCAGGAATAACTTTAAAATATAAAAATATAAAATTAACAGATGAAGATATCCCACCTTGGAGGAGATAATGAATATTGAAGAACTAGAAAATAAAAATGTAAAAGACCCTAGAAAAAGTAGAATAGAAATATTTTATGAGGGAAAGAATATTACACAAAATATTCATAATCAGCTTTTAAGTTGTTCTCAAAGTGATTCAATAAATGAATTAGATTCTTTAGAACTGACCTTAGAAAATAAAGAAATGTACTGGTTAGGTAGCTGGTTTCCACAAAAGGGAGATATTTTAAAAACTATTTTAATTTTAGAAAATTGGGAAATTGATGGAAATATTGTAGTTCATGATATGGGAGAATTCTACATAGATAGTATAAATTTTAGTGGTCCTCCTGATGTTGTTAATATCAGAGGGATATCTTATGATTTAAATTCTGATATAGTTGATAAAAAAGAAAATCATGTGTGGGAAAATGTAGATTTTAAAACCATAATAACTGAGATAGCAAAAAATAGAAAAATTGAATTAATTTCTGATATTTCTTTTAATAGAAAATATCAAAGAATTGAGCAAAAACTACAATCTGATTTTGATTTTTTAAAATCTTTGTGTGAAGAAGCTGGAACAAATCTAAAATTGTTTAATAATAAAATAGTTATTTTTGAAGAAGAGAAGTATGAAAAAAGAGAACCTAAAATGATTTTTAACAAGAGTAATATTGCTAGCTATAGTTTTTCTACGGATGATACAGACTCTTATTCAAGTTGTACAATCTGCTACTATGATTACAAGAAAAAAAAAAAAATTGAAAGAAAGTTCTTTCTTAAAAATAGAAATTCTTATAAGAAAAAAAATAAAAGGGATTTATTTATTAATGAAGATAAGCAGATTACAGGTAAAAATAAAGAGGAAATTAATAAACAGCTGCTAGAAATTGCTAAAAAAGCATTAAGAAGTAAAAATAAAAAAGAAGTAAAAGCCAGTGTTACTTTTATGGGAACTGAGAAATTATTATCAGTTGGAGATACCGTTATTTTAAATGATTTTGGAAATTTTTCTGGGAAATATATAATTGATAATTTAAATATTAATTTATTTTCTTATGATATTACAGCAGATATGCATAAAATTATGGAAATGGAGGTAGAGGAATGATAAGGTATGGTACTGTGACAAGTATATTTCCAGATAAAGGAACAGTTAAGGTAACATTTGAAGATTTAGATATACCTTCTGCAGAAATTCCAGTTTTACAGGGTAGAACTGAAAAAACAAAACATTATTCAATGCCTAAAATTGGTGAAAGTGGAATATGTATTTTTCCTGAAAATTCATTTTCTGGTTTTTATTTAGGCTCAGGATACAATGATGCTACTCCTATCCCAGTATCTGCTAAAGAGGGAGTAGAAATAACAGTTTTTAATGATGGAACAATTATCTCTTATGATGAAAAATCTTCTAAATTATATATAAATTGTAATAATAAAATAGAGATTGTTGCACAAAATATAAAGATTACTTGTCCAGAAACAGAAATTATTGGAGATATAAATGTAACTGGAACAATTGATGTAAAAGGAAGTGTAAATGCTTCTGAAGAAGTAAGTGCAAAAGGTATAAAACTATCTGAACATACTCATTCAGGAGTAAAAGCTGGTGGAGATACTACAGGAGGTCCTCAATAATGATTATTGGAAGTTTAGGTAATTTTATATTTATGGCAAGTTCTTTATATACAAAAACCTTTAATTCATTTTCTCGTTCTTCTTCAGTACGATGGATTGAGCATAAAATCATTGGAGAAAAACCTAAATTACAATTTGATGGGATAGATTTAAAGCAAATTGAACTATCAATTCACCTCAATCGTTTTTTTAAAGTTGATATTCCAAAAGAAAAAGAAAAATTGGAAAAATATATGGAAGAAGGTAAAGTATTAAGGCTCATAATTGGAGGAGAAAAGATAGGGAACTATGTTATTACTAGCCTTAATGAAGAGCATAAAGCATTTAATGCAATAGGTAAAGTAACTAAAATGGATATAAAGGTAAGTTTAAAGGAGTATAACTAATGGAAATTCTTTTAAATTTTGGAGAAGAAAAAAACTATATTTTTAAAAAAAATAAAGCTACAGAAATTGTACAAAATATTGAAAATATTATATCAAGAATAAAAGGGAATGTAGTTTTAGCAAGAGAAAAAGGAATGGATATTAATAATGTAGACAAACCTTTTGAACTTGTAAAGGCTGAAATAATTGCCAATTGTATGGAAGAAATAGAAAAAGAAGAAAAAAGATTTGAAGTAAAAAATATTGAAATTATTGAAATGCAAAATATCGCAAAAATGAAAATAAAGATTACAGGAGAGGTGAAAGATGAATAATGATTTTTCTTTCATTGAACTAGATGTTAATGAAATAAAAAAACAAATAAAAAATGGATATGAAGAAATAATGCAAGTTAAAATTCAAACAGGAGATGCTATTGAAGATTTTATTGATTGGGTAACATATATATTATCACTATCAAAAAATCATATGAATTTTATAGGAAGAATGAATTTATTACAATATTCTGAAGGTAAATATCTTGATGCATTAGGGGCTCTAGTAGATGTTGATAGAATAATAGAAAGAGAGGCTGAATGTACTGTTGAATATAAATTTTCTAAAATTTTTGATGAAAAAAAAATTATTGAAAAAGGACATAAAATTGCAAAAGGAAATTTATATTTCGAGAGTATCGAAACAGTAACATTAGAAATAGGGAAAAGAACTGCAATAGGTAAGGTAAAATGTCTCTCAACGGGTTTAATAGGGAATGATATTGAAATAGGAGAAATTAGCACTATTGTAGATGATATTCCTTATTTACTTTCAGTATCTAATATAACAAAAACAAGTGGTGGAGCAGATAGAGAAAATGATAATCGTTACAGAGAAAGAATAAGATTAAAACCAAAAGCATTTTCTGTTGCAGGTCCACATGGAGCTTATTTATATTATGTTTTAACCTCACATCAAGATATTACTGATTCCTACATTTATACCCCAATTATAAGTCCTGGTGTAGTTAAAATAATTCCTTTAATGAAAAATGGCGAATTACCTAGTTCTGAAATATTAGATTTAATTAAAGAAAAACTAAAAGATGATGTAAGACCTTTAACTGATAAAGTTGAAATAGAAAAACCAAAACAGTTCACTTATAACATTAATGTTAAATACTGGATTAAAAAAACTAATATGCCAAATTTGATAAAAAAGAATGTTGAACTAGCATTAGAAGAATATATTGCTTGGCAAAAAGAAAAATTAGGTAGAGATATAAATCCAAATAAATTAATTCAATTTTTAATTACTGCTGGGGCAAAAAGGGTTGAAATTGAAAGTCCTACTTTTACTAAATTGGAAAGAGATACAGTAGCTATTGAAAGTCAAAAAAATATTAAATATCAAGGAGAAGAAGATGAGTAAATTAATGGAAGTTAATTACCAGGATATATTCCCTGAAAATTTAAAAAAGTATAAAAATTTAAAAACTCTTTCAAAAAAATTTGAGGATATTTTTAAAAAATATATTATCCATAATATTGATAAATTAGCTTTTATTTATAATCTTGATTTATTAGAAGATAGAATACTTGATGAAGTAGCTTATTATTTTAACATAGATGACTATAATAGTGGTTTAGATAGAGAAATAAAAATAAAGCTAATAAAATCTGCTTATTGGATACATTCAAAAAAAGGTACAAAAGAAGCTGTTATATCTCAATTAAAAATATTGAATTATAAAATAGATATAAAAGAATGGTTTGAATATGGTGGAAAACCTTTTACATTTAGACTATTTACAGAAAATCAAAATAAAGATAAAGATTGGCTTAAAAGGGTTGTAGAGCTTATAAAAGAATATAAAAATGTAAGAAGTATCTTAGAAGCTCTGTATTTGTTAAAAAAGAAAGAGTATACATATTATATAGCTGGTTATAAAGAAGTTTTTATAACAGGAAAGAAAGTTAATGCAGGAACAGATAAAGAAATATATAAAAAAATCTTTTATGGTGGCTATAAACAAATTAAAAAGGAGATTATTAAATGAAATTTAGTGGTTTAACAAAAAAAGGTAGATTATATCTTGCTAAAATACAAGCTGCTGAAGAACCAATTCAGTTTACAAAAATAAAATTTGGTGATGGAAAACTTTCTGAACATGAAAATCCAGCTGATTTAGTTGATATAAAAAATATAAAAGTTGAAAAATCAATTTTAAATAAAGAACAGAAAGAAGATGCCGTAATTCTAACAACTATAATTGATAATGTAGGGTTAGTTGAAGGATATTTTCCAAGAGAAACTGGAATCTATGTACAAGATGAAGATCAAGAAGTCCTATATTTTTATATGAATGATGGAGATGAAACATCATGGCTTCCACCAGAAGTTGATGGTCCACATAAAATGGAAATGAAAATAAATCTAATATCATCTAATACAGGTTCTGTTCTTGTTAATAACGATGGAAAAGATTTATACATAACAAAAGATTATTTAGAAAGTAATTATACTCAAAAAGGTAATTTTAATGGAACAGCACAGGATATTGAAGATAGAGTTGTTGCAGCAGTAGGAAAAGAAGATGGAAAATTTCCTCTAACTGAATCAGTGGCTGGTAATATATATTATTTTCCAGGAAACAAAAAATTTTATTATTGTTTAAAAAGCCAAACTAGTAGAGTGAGTGTTCCAAATGCAGATTTTGAAGAATTATCTATTTATCAAAATCGGAAGAAATTGGAAAATCTAATCAGTTCTAAAACAGAAGGGAATAACAGTATCCTTAAAATTGGAAATGTAGTTATTGAAACTATTTCTATTGCAGGTAGTGCAGGTATTAGAACAGCAACATTAAAAACAAGTTTTAAGAATATAATTTTTATATCATTAACTCCTTATATTACATATGGACAGCAAGTGGATAGTACTCAATCAATTTATGATTCTTCTAATTACATCATTTCAAGTAAGTCATTACGTTTTTACTGTAATGGAAATCAAACTGTTGATGTTTGTATTATAGGCTTAATCTAAATCCCTACAACAAGCATTGTTGCAGACTGGATTTCTGAAAGTAAAACCCCAGCAGTTGTAGCCCAGTCTATTCCGAAAGGCTGTCCAACTGTTGAACTACTTCCATTGTCTGTATAAGACACATAAGGAGGTTCTTGGAAAGTAATAGGAAATCTAAATTTATAAAGAATTTAAGGTTTAATTTTGTGCTTTTGAGTTTATTTTTATAATTTTTCTTAAATATAAAAAGTGAGAATTTTATATGATAAGTACTCAAAATAGCATTTCTTAAATATAAAAAGTGAATAAATTTGAAAATCTATTCAAAATTGAAAGGAGAAAATTATGTTCTACATATATACAAAAGAGAAAATAGCAAAAGTTAAATTTACAGTTAATTTAACTGCAGAAGAGGTAAAACAATTTATGGGGAATAATTTATTTTTAGATTATCCAGAGTTGAACAAAGAGGACTATGTAATTGTTAAAGATGAAGTTTTTAAATATCCAACTTATGACAATACAACAAACTTTATAAGAGAGATGAGTAAAGAAGAATTAATTGAAGAAGGAATAGAGATCCAATTAGAACCTGGAGAAATAATAAGAGATAAAAAACTTATAAAAGTTCCAAAACCTGAAAAAAATGAAAAATATTTAATTTGGAATAGAGAAAAAGGTATATGGGAATATGACTCTGAAAAAGAGAAAGAAGATTATTTTCAATTAGTTGATACATTAAAAGCTGAAGCATTAGAATATGGATTTGATTATCAAGGACATAGGCAAAGACTTAGAATAAAAGACTTAATATATATGGAAATTGCTATAAAATCGTTAGAAATTTTAAAAAAGAAATTCAATAAAAATTTTAAATCTACATGGTATTTTCATGATAATTTTGAGATAACAATGTCAATTGAAGATTTTGAAGATATGATGTTTTCAGGAACAATGTTTATTCAATCTATATTTAATACTGAACATTATTTTAAAACAGAGGTTGAACCTAAAAATTTAACAAAAGAAGAATTTAAAAATAAAATAAATGAATTACATAATTTAGTTATGAAAAAAGTAGACCAGCTATCAAATGTCAAGTA